GGCCACCGGGCTGGTGCGCCACAAGGGCATCCGCGAGGCTGTCGAGAAGGCGGGCGTGGAGGTGCTGCGCACCGCGGCCCACAAGACCGCCGGCGCCGAACGGGTCATGTATCGGCTGGACAACTGGCGCGGCCGGAGCCTGTCGTCGCAGACCCTTGACGCGGCCGAGCGGGGCGCGCCGGCGATGAGCCGAGTCACGCTGGGCCTTGACCCCGACGGCGCCGTGATCGAGATCAGGCGGCAGAAGGGTGACGACGAGACGCGAGAGTTCCACCCCGGGATCAACCTCTGGACCGCGCATCTGAGCGGCCTCGCCTGGCCGGTGGATGTCAAGGCCCGGATCACCGCCGAGGTGGAGCGCCTGGACGCCGAGGGGCGCTGGCACGACGATCTGCGGCCCTGGAACTTCATCCTCTCGGGCGACCGCGCGGTGGCGATCGACACGGCCAACAAGGCTTGGCGGACTGAGCCGGAGCCTGGCGGGCTCGCTAAGTGCCTCGCGATGCTGTGAGCCGCCACCCGGGCGCGTTCTACATTCCCGCCGGCCTCAGCGGAGCGAAATCGCGGCTCTTCGAGATGATGGCGGGAAGTTTCCGCCACACCGTGAGGGATCATCCTAACCGGCTCGCGGGACTTCGGGCAGAGGTTCTCCCGGTGGTCAGCTGCCGGCCAGGCGTCGGCCCGCTGGTGCGCAAGTGGCAGCGGGCCGGCCGGCCCTTCCTCTACTGGGACCGAGGTTATGTGTGCCGCGGCGGCCAATCGGGGGTGTTTCGCGCCCCGGGGGAGAGTGAAGGCTTTCTGCGCTGGACCCTCGGGGCGGTGCAGATGAGGGCGATCACCGCCCGCACGGATGCGCGCTGGCGGTCCTTGGGGGTCGAGGTCGCGCGCTGGCGCGGCAGCGGCGGCCGGATCGTCATTGCCGAGCACTCGGCCGCTTATGCGGAGTTCCACGGCCTCGCGCCGAACTGGACCGCCCGCACGGTGGCGAAGATACGACGGCACACCGACCGGACAATCTTCGTGAGGGCGAAGGAGAGCGGCACCCCGCTACCGGTTGACCTGCGCGATGCGCACTGCCTGGTCACCCACGCGAGCCTCGCGGCCGTCGAGGCGGTGATTCTCGGCGTCCCGGTATTCGTCGCCCCGCTGTCCGCCGCAGCCCCGATTGGAAGAACGGACTTGAGCATGATCGAAGATCCCGCCCGGCCCGACCGCCGCGCCTGGCTGGCAAGTCTCGCCTGGTCGCAGTTCACCCCCGAGGAGGTCCGGGACGGCACCATGTGGCGCGAGACCGTGGAGAGAGCCCTTGCGTAGGTGCCTGGTGCTGGGCGCGGCCATGTGCGTCTGGGAGGACATCGAGGCGGCTCTGAAGATCGGCGAGTATGACGCGGTGATTGCCGCCAAGCTGGCCGGCGTCGCGTGGCCGGGGGAGCTCTGGGCCTGGTATTCGCTCCACCCTGAATGGATGCCCGATCATCGGCAGCGCCGGCAGGCGCGCGGCTACCCGGAACCTCGCGAGGTGGTGGCCAACACCAAGGGCCCGGGAGTTGATCGGGTTCTGGAGCCCAAGTGGCCCGGCCAGGTGCGCAGCGGCGCGAGCGGCATGTATGCGGCCCGCGGGGCGATCCTGGACGGCTTCGACCGCGTGGTGCTGGCCGGCGTTCCGATGCTTCAGCAGGTGGGCCGCATCGACGGCCGCAAGGGCTGGGCTTCGGCCAAGACCTATCAGGGGCCGGTCATGCAAGCCCGGCACCACATGGCCGAGAAGGTCCGGTCTGTTTCGGGCTGGACGATGGAGATTTTCGGGGCGCCGACCCCCGAATGGTTGCGGGGATAGCAACCGAACGTCGGCAGTCACCGGCCCACCCGACGGGCCGCACCTGGGCGGGATGCCCGAACCACAATCCGGGATGGATGACATGGCACTGAAAGCAGTAATCGACAACCTCGAATCGGTCAGCGAGGCGATCCGCGGCGAGTACCGGGAGGGCACCGCCAAAGAGGGGCTGGAGGGCAAGTTCGTGCTCAACGTCGACGCCGTCGGCGGCTTCGCGCTCGAGGACGTCAGCGGTCTCAAGAAGGCGCTTGGGACCGAGCGCAGCACGCGCGAGAATCTGGAAAAGAAGGTCATCAAGTACAAGGACATCGACCCCGACAAGGCGCTGGAGGCGTTGGCCGAGCTCGAGGAGTTGAAGAAGATCGACCCCGACAAAGAAGCGGACAAGCTCGCGAACACGAAATTCGAGGCGGCGAAGAGCCAGCTGGTCAAGAAGCACGGTGACGAGCTCGGCGAGCGCGACAGGCGCATCGGCTCCCTTGAGTCCCTGGTGGACAAGCTGGCGCGCAAGCAGGAAGCCATCGCGGCGATTGCCGAACACAAGGGTTCGGTGGATCTGCTCCTCCCCCACGTGATGAACTCGACCAAGACCGAAGTCGGCGACGGCGACGTCAAGGTGCGCGTTCTCCAGGAAGACGGCAGCGACCGGGTGAACGGCAAGGGCGACCCCATGTCGATCCGCGAATTCGTCGCCGAGATGAAAGCCAGCGATACCTTCGGGCGCGCCTTCGAGGCGTCCGGCGCTTCGGGCAGCGGCATGACGTCCGGCGGCGGCGACGGCGGAGGCCGCAACACCAAGAAGGGCGACATGGGCGGCGACAAAAAGTCGCGCGTCGAGGCGATCAACGCGAAGTTTGGCGACCGGCTGAAAACCGGCTGAGAAACCATTCTGCGCCGCTGTCTCGGGATGAGAGGCGGCCAACCGGGCGGGACGCCCTCACACCTGAAACCCCGAGACAGCAGCGAAGGAAACCACCATGTCTCTCTCTCAGATGGAAGTGTTCAACGAATACTTCATGCCGGTCATCATCGAGACGCTCGACCAGATGATCGAAAAGTTCAACGCGGCCTCCGGCGGCGCCATCATGCTCTCCACAGACGGCTTTGACGGCGACTTCCTGCAGGAATCCTTCTACGCGGCCATCCATTCGGCACAGCGCCGCGTGGACCGTTACGCGACCAACGAGGTGGTGACGCCGACCGACCTGACCCAGCTGCGCCACTCGGGCGTCAAGGTGGCGGGCGGCTTCGGGCCGATCCGCTATGAGCCCAGCCAGATGACTTGGCTGCAGAAGCCGACAGCGGAGGGCATCGAGGTTGCCAGCCGCAACTTCGCCGAGGCGCTTCTGGCCGACCAGCTCAACACCGCCATCGCGGCGCTGGTGGCGGCGATCGAGAACCAGTCGACGGCCAAGTACGACGCCTCGGTGCCGAGCCCTGCGGGCGGCATCACGTACGGGAACATCAACCGCGCGCACGCCAAGTTCGGCGATCACTCGGGCAACCTCATGGCCGACGTGATGCGCGGCACGGTGTTCCACAGCCTGATCGGCCAGAATCTCGCCAACGCGGAGCGGCTGTTTACGGCAGGCAACGTCCGCGTGGTCGACATCCTCGGAAAGCTGGTCGTCATCACCGACGCGCCGGCGCTGCTGGAGGCGGTCTCTGGCGGTAACGATCTGGACAAGGTGCTGAGCCTTACCAGCGGCGCCGCGACGGTCTACGACAGCGGCGACGTCGTGACCAACATCGACACCGTCAACGGCAAGGACCGGATCGAGACGACCATGCAGGTCGACTACAGCTTCGGCCTGTCTCTCAAGGGGTACACCTGGGACACGACCTCGGGCGGCAAGTCGCCGACCGACGCCGAACTGGCCACCGGTGGCAACTGGGACAAGATCGCGACCAGCATCAAGCACACCGCTGGCGTGGTCACGGTCGGCGACTCCACGGTCACCGCCTGATCCCGACAAGCTCAGGGCGGCAGGTAGCCGACCTAGTCCTCAATCCCGACACAAGGAGCATCCGAGATGCGAAAGAACCGCGAGTTGGTCTACTCGACGCAGAAGACCGACTTCCAGAAGGACCGCGCATACTCGAACCCGAGGTTCTTCACCGGCAAGGCGCGGCCGGGCTTCGACAAGGTAATCGTCGTTGGCAACTGGCCCGAGGTGGTTGCTGCGTACAAGCGCGCCGGCGTCGAGGTCGAGGTCGTCAAGGGCCCGAAGATGGCCGGCGAGGATCCGAACCCCGCGCCCAAGAAGCACCCCAGCGAGGGCCCGCGCAGCGATGCGCCGATCCCCGAGGGCTGGCGCGATCTCCCCTGGGAGGAGAAGCGCCCGCTGGCGCAGCACTTCGCCGACCAGCCGGTGATCAACGGCGAGCAGGCCGATGTGTTAATCGAGGCGGAACTGGCACGGCGAGCAGCCGGCAGCGGTGCGCAGGAGCACCCCACCGAGGAAGTCATGCGCGAGGCCATCAAGGAAGCCACCGGCCGGATGCCGCACCCAGCGATGGGAATGGAGAAGCTGCGGGAGCAGTACGAGGCGGCCAAGGCTGCGAAGTCGGAGCCACAGATTGCGGCGGGTGGTGGATCTTCGGCGGGTGGCGCGCAGTGACGCACCGCGTCCATGGTCGCCGGCAACCCTACACCGCCGAGGGCATCAAACGGCTGCCGTGCGTTCGGTGCGGCAATCCGGCCCATGCCACCTGGACAGTCTGCGCCGACGGCAACCTGCACCGCCCGATCTGCCTGGAATGCGACATCGCGATCAACGAAATGGTTCTGGCCTTTGTGCGGTTGCCAGGATGGCGGAAGAAGGCTGCCAACTATCGCACGGTCAAGGAGGCCGCACGCGATGGGTGACGGTTCCTCACGAAGAGGCGGCATGAGCAACGTCGTATCTGTGGTCGGCGTCCGCAACGACGACATTGCCAGGGCGGATGCACTAGAGTGCCTTGATACATGGAGGGCGCGGGTGGAGAGCGGAGAAATCACCTCGGTAGCCGTTGCCGGCGTCGGGCCAGGGCGCGCCGAGTACGGTCATTCGTCCTGGGTCGATGAGAGGCTGGTGGGCGCGTGCGCGATCCTTACCCAGAAGATGGCCGCGCTGGTTTCGGAGGACTGAATTTTGGCCCTAACCATCACGCCCGGCGGCGACGCGGACGACGCCTATATCAGCCTGGTGGCCTACAAGGCCTATTGCGCCGCGCACGGCTACACGTTCCCGAGCGACACGGGCGACGACGATGTGATCGAGCAGGGCATCCGCCGGGCGACGCAGTGGATCGATGCCGAGTACGGGCGGCGCTTCATCGGCACGCCCGCGACGGTAACGCAGGCGCTCGAATGGCCGCGCGCGGATGCGATCTGGCGCGGCGAGGAAATCGACAACGAAATCATCCCCACCAAGGTGGCGAACGCGACCGCGGAAGCCGCCCGCCGGGAGATCGCCACGCCGGGGAGCCTAGCGCCTGACATGAAGCGCGGCGGCCTGATCAAGCGAGTCGCAGCGGGCTCGGCCGAGGTGGAGTTCATCGACAACGCGCCGGCCGAGACGGCCTTTAGCATCATCGACGGCATCCTGGCCGGGCTGATATCTTCCAAGTCTCCGGGGCTGTCAGGCTCGAGCGTGAGGTCCAGCTGATGGGCCTGCTGGACGGCGATATCGCGGCGCTGGTGAGCGACGGCCTGGAGGCGGCGGAACTACCGCTCGACCTGACGCTGACCCGCACAGTGGCCGGCACACCTGACGAGGATGAGCCCTGGGTGCCCGTCACCCCGACGACGACCGCTTATCCCTGCCGAGGCTTCGAGGACACCTATTCGGCCTACTACCTCGCCAACCAACTGGTGCAGGAAGGCGACCGCAAGATCATGATCCTCGCGCAAAGCCTCACGGTGACGCCCCAGCCCGGCGACCAGATCACCAGCCGGGGGGAGACCTTCACCATCGTGGGTCCGGTCAAGACCGATCCGGCGCGGGCCGCGTGGGAGTGCCAGTGCAGGAAGTAGCCCATGGCTAAGACCACGCGGCAGATCATCGGGGCCCTGGCGGAGCGCTTCGAGCCCGATGTGAGGGCGGCGTTCCTCGCCGCGGTGGACGATATCCGGGATAACGCCCAGATCGCCCGCCTGGCGGAGCGCATCGCCGCCGGCGACCTGGATGGCGTCTACCGCGCGCTTGGCTTCGATCCGGCGGCCTTCGCGCCTCTCGACCAGTCCCTCCGCTCCGCCTATGAGGCCGGCGGGGTGGCGGCGGCGAACACGGTCCCGCGACTGCCTGCCGGCGACGGCATCACGGCGGTGTTCCGCTTCAACGCTCGCAATCCCAGGGCCGAAGCATGGCTGCGGGATCATTCGGCAGAGCT